GATCTTCGAGTCCGTGCTGCGCGACTTCAGCGATCACGGCCTGGCCGGCGTTCGCTTCGTCTCGGAAGACGACAGCTTTATCATCTGCGGCGACATCGAGTGCGCCATGCACGGCCACCTTGGAGCGAACGGAGCTCGTGGCAACCCACGGCAGTTCACCAAGATGGGTGCCAAGTCGAACACCGGACATACGCACAGCCCCTGGCTCGGCGATGGTGCAGCCGTGGCGGGCGTGAGCGGTCTGCTCGACATGGGTTACAACAAGGGTCTGTCCAGCTGGGATCAGAGCCACATCGTCACCTATCCAAACGGGCGGCGCTGCATCATCACGATGCGCAACGGTCACTGGTTCTCACCACGCCACCGCAATCCCCGGAGTGTCGACTAGCCACCTAATCAATTGCTGTTCCGTCGCCCCTATGATACTATGTGCGTAACGACACACATGCAGCGGGCGGAAAGTGGCAGCAATAATCCCTCTCGTCGATGCGCAGGGTAACATCAATCTCCACATTCGGAGCGACCTGACCATCGACATCAAACCTGGTGCTTCGCTCGCCACCCTGGCGGGTCGAACGCTGTCGTTCGAGGTTCCCAAGCGCAGTCTCCGTTACGCACTTACCGCGCACCCGCTCAATCCCGCCTGGCAGATCATCAACATCCCAATGGATGCACTGCGCAACGTGCGGACGGGTGACAATTTCGTCCTCATCGACCGCACCGGCGGCGGGCACAAGGTCTGGTGGGAAGGGACTATTCGGAGGCGCGGTGAATGAGCGCCTCCATAACGTTTGATGAGCCGACATCCGCATCGGTGGTGATCGGCTTTGAGCCGACTCCACAGATCGAGCTCAACGGCGGCGAGTCTTCGCTCACCATCGAAATGAGCGGCACCAATGTCTTCCTCGGCAACCCCAACGGAAGCGACGGCCTCACCTGGAACGCGCCCTCGGCGCAGCTGGTCTGGATGGTCCCCCACAACATGGGGCGCTTCCCGCTCGTCGCGATCCGAGATTCCGCCGGCGAGCTGGTCGCGGCCGATGTCAAGCATCTCGACGAGAACGTCCTCACAGTCACCTTCAGTGCCCCTGTCCTGGGCTCTGTTGACCTTCGATAGGAGCCCAAGCAATGAAGATTTACAGTTCCCAAGACTTCCAGAAGAACGCCATAAAGGGCGTCGTTACCGACCCGCTCGCCGCGGCGCCCTCAAGCCCTGTCGTGGGTCAGGTCTATTTCGACACCGCGCTCGGCGGGGCACGCTGGTATGACGGCACGTCCTGGGCGCTCAAGGCGACGGATTCCGCGCTGCTCAACGGCCAGAATGCGGCCTACTACCTGGCGCGCGCCAACCACACCGGAACCCAGCTCGCGGCGACGATCAGCGATCTTGCGACCACCGTTCAGGGTTACCGGCTCGATCAGTTTGCGGCGCCGACTGCCGCCGTGGCATTCAACGGTCAGAAGGCCACCGGCCTAGCCGACCCGACGAACCCGCAGGACGCGGCAACCAAGAACTACGTCGACTCCCAGGTCAGCAATGCCGCAGCCGGCATCGACAGCAAGCCGAGCGTTCGTCTCACCACGGCGGGCGCGAACGACACCCTGACCGGCCTTGCTGCGCGTGACGGCGTGACGCCAGTTGCTGGCGATCGAGTTCTCGTCCCCTCACAGACCACCGGCTCGCAGAACGGCGTCTACGTCGCCGCGGCCGGCGCCTGGACGCGCGCCACCGATGCGGACCAGACCGGCGAGATCACCCCTGGCGCGACCTGGTATGTCGAGGAAGGTGGCACCTACGGTGCCTCGACCTGGCGCTGCGGCAACACCGGCACGATCACGCTCGGCACCACGAGCATCTCGATCACGCAGTTCACCGGCGGCACGAGCTACACCAACGGCAACGGCCTGCTGCTCACCGGCAACAGCTTCTCGGTCAAGCCGTCGACCGGCATCAGCGTCTCTGCTGCAGGCGTGGCGATCGACACCACTGTCGTCGCGCGCAAGTTCGCCTTCACCGTTGGCGACGGCTCGGCAGTGAACCTCGCGGTCGTTCACAACCTGGGCACCAAGGATGTCTCGGTTAGCGTCCGCCTCGCGGCCACTGACGAAGCGATCCTCGTCGACTGGACGGCGACGGACTCGAACACCGTCACGCTGAAGTTCGCGAGCGCCCCGGCGGCCAATGCGATCAAGGGCGTGGTCGTCGGCTAATGAAGTTCTACGGTAGCGCCTTGACGAGGAGCTCAGACTCCTCGCAGGCGTTCAGTCCTTCCTACGCCAGCATAGCCTTCGTCATCGACGGAGGCGGGTCTGTTATTGCCGCCGGCCAGCAGGTTGATCTCCCCGACCTGCCGGGCGGCGCGACCATCGTCGGCTGGACGGTCACAACCGACACGAGCGCAAGCTGCTCGGTCGACATCCTGCGCGCCACCTACGCGAACTTCCCCGGCTCGATCGCCTCGATCGCGGGCACCGACAAGCCGAGCACGAGTGCGGCACAGAAGAACCAGGACACGGCACTCAGCGGCTGGGGCAGCACAGCCCTCGTCCAGGGCGATTGCCTCCGTGCGAGCGTGTCCTCGAATGACAACGCCAAGCGCATCACGGTGACGCTCCGCATCGTGTGGAGTTAGTCCGTGGCAGCAAACGTCACCATCACAGCGACGGGTAACACCGTCATCACAGTCGGCGGTGGTGGCCCGAACGACCCACCGAGCGGCGTTACCTCCCTCACCTTTGAGCTTTGGGGATCTGGCGGCGGCGGTGGCGGTGGCAAAGGCGGTGGCGGTGGCGGTGGCGTTTATTCTCGCCGCACGATTGCTTGCGTCGACGGCGATCAGTTCACAATAACAGTGCCTGTTGGCGGTGCCGCTGGCACGTCATCCACATCGGGCGGCTCCGGCGCGAATGCGACTATCGTAAAGTCGGGGTCAACCATTCTTTTGGCCCAGGGCGGCTCGAACGGCATAACCGCCGGCTCCGGTGGTAGCGGTGGCACTGGAGCAGCGACACAAGGCGATTTTGCTCAGCCTGGCGGTGGCGGTGGTGCCGGTGGTGGCGGCGGCACCCAAGGCGGCGGTTCCGGCGGTGGCTCGGCGGGTTCAGGAACAGGCTTGTCTGGAGCAGGCGGCACTGGTGCGGCTGGCTCTACGGCAACTACCACAGTCCGACCCGCCGCTGGTGCCGCGGGCACGAGCGACGGCACTTATGGCGGCGGTGCGCTCGGTGGCAAGGGTGGCGCCAAGGTTAGCACGCCAGGCACCGGCACATCCGGCGGCACTGGCCTCCCTGGTGCAGCTCCCGGTGGCGGTGGCGGCGGTGGTAGCTCGTCGAGCCCAGGCGGCGCCGGAGCAAACGGCCAGGCAACCATCTGGTGGACTGCTCCTGGTGGGTCGACTCGAAAACCCTGGGGCTACGCCTTTATTATCGGGTGAGCGCTCCCGCAGCGCATTTCGTCAAAGTCAATTCGCGATCTTCGCTTGCAGCCATGATAGAATGCATGCTAGTCAACACACATGCATTGGAGTGCTTATCAATGGCCCAGCGTAACCGGCAAGAGCGCAACCCTCACGGAAAGCGCGCTCGCCGTGAACAGCACCCTCCTTCCGACTTCCTCGCTCCAACGCCTCGAATTCAGCGCAGCACCAAACCGCTCGAAGCGCAGACCGAAGCCCAGGCGGCTTACCTGAACGCCATTGATGTCTATGATCTCGTCTTCTGCATGGGTCCGGCCGGCACCGGCAAGACCTACATTCCCGCCGCGCGCGCTGCTGAAGCCCTGGCTCGCCGCGACATCGAGAAGTTCATTATCACTCGGCCGGCGGTCGGCGCCGATGAGGAGTATGGCTTCCTCCCCGGCGAGCTCGAAGAGAAGATCGCTCCCTGGGCAGCTCCGGTCATCGCGATCCTCGAAGAGCGCCTCGGCTCCGGCACCGTCGAGTATATGCTGCAGGCGAAGAAGATCGAGATCGCCCCGCTCGGCATGCTGCGCGGCCACACCTTCAATAACACCTGGGTTCTCTTCGACGAGGCTCAGAACGCGACCCCAAAGCAGATGAAACTGTTCCTCACCCGGTTCGGCAAGAACTGCAAGATGATCGTGGACGCCGACCCCTACGACCAGTGCGACATCGGCGACGGCCACATGAGCGGCTTCGTCGACGCATGGGAGCTGATGAAGGGTCACCCCAAGACCGGCTTCATCGAATTCACCCTCGACGACATCGTGCGCTCCGGCATGTGTCGCGACATTCTCCTCCGTTACCACACCAGGAAGGGCACAAATCTTGGCAACATCGGCTTCCACGCCCCCGCTTTTCTCGCTGAGCGAGCCAACTGACGACTTCCCCACGGTCGCTGCGGTTCAGGGAGCATTCTTTGGATGCTCCCAACCTTCCGTGGCGATCGAGGGGCTCATTGCCTCGCACGTTGCCAAGAAACACATCACGGACGTTGCGGCGGTCTACGAGAAGCGCTGGTGGGACTATCGCCGCCTGGCGCCTGGTCACAGCTTCTACCTGTTCGCCAACCACTATTACAAAGCCTCGCGCACCGCGGCACGCAAGCTGATCGGCGAGCGCGGTCGTGGCAAGACCTACGAGAAGCGGCGCGCGCTGCTCGGCCCTGCCCTGGTTGAAATGACGGCAGAGACCATATGGGACCGCGATCTCAACCACATCACCGGCATCTGGAAGTCCATGCTCGTCGCTGACGCGCTCGGCATTCCCTACGATCACTTCTGCCGCATGGCGTGCCAGGTGGCGTTCGATCGCCTGTGGGAGCACCTGCCCCGGCCGACGCAGCTCTACAGCGAGAACATCGCCTGCTACGTCATGGACGAGTGGGACGCTCTGCGCAAAGTGAAGTTTGTGGCGGCCACCCATCCGGTGTTCGACCTCTGCAATTATGACGCACGTCAGATGCAGGATGATTATAGGGCCTATGTCATCGAGCAGATCAGTCAGCTCGAATCTGGCAAGGTCGCCGCCCTGGCGAGCGTCCTCGGTTTCCGCCCACAGATCCCCATCGAGCTTGCCGAGCAGCACTTCCCCAAGCAACTAATCGACCGCGCCCGCTCACTCGCTTCTTGACGCATATGCGTGGGGTGAGTATGTGCGTGTTGACACACATGCAGAGGTTTCATGGCTTTTGACCAAGCGTTCCAGGAACAGCTGGCCGCACACTATTTTCGTGACGATCACTTCGTTGCCGCGGCGGGCACGCTTGTCCTGCCGGACTATTTCGACGATCCCAATCTGCAAGCGCTCGCGGCTGTCCAGCAGAGCTACCTGAAGCACTACGGCGCCGTCTGCACCGCCAAGACTTTTGTCCAGTGGCTGCAGCAAGAGATCGCCGCCAAGCGCGCCAAGATTCCCGACATGACCGAGGCGAAGAAGCTACTCGGCATGATCTACACCCACTCGCTCCAGGACCGGCAGTTCGTCCTCGATCGTGTCACGGCCTTCGCCCGCCACCAGGCGCTCATCAACTCCACGATGGATCTCGTGGATGCGATGGACGGCGGCAAAGAGGACGTGATCGAGAAGGCGCTCAAGGCCGTCGAAGAAGCGAAGAACGTGGGCTCGGCCGATACCTCGAACGCGGTCGATTATGTTCGCAGCTATCAGGACCGCAAGGCGACGCGCCGCGCCAGGCTCAACGCTGCGACCTCGGTGCTCGGCATCACCACCGGCTGCGCGGAGCTCGACAAGCAGCTGACCCCGCACCTGGGCTGGGGGCGCAAGGAGCTCTCGATCCTCATGGGGCCGCCCAAGTCGGGCAAGACAGCCGCTCTGATCTCATTCGCCCTGGCTGCGGCTGCGGCCGGCTACAAGGTCTACTACGCCTCTCACGAAGTCAGCGAGACGATCATCGGCGAGCGCTCGGACGCCGCGATCTCCGGCGTGCCGCTCAAGGAGCTCATGTCACGAGAGGCCGAAGTCGATGCGGCGATCGCGGCGTGGGAGAAGAACCCAGGACTCGGCGAGTTCATCGTCCAGGCGTTCCCGATGCGCACCTGCCGCGTCAGCGACATGCGCCGCATCCTCAAAAAATACGAGGCGCAGGGCATCAACTTCGACCTGATCGTGACCGACTACCTCGGCATCATGAAGGCCGAACACAACTACACCGAGAAGCGCTACGGCCTGGCCGAGATTGGTCAGGATCTCCGCGGCCTCGCGACCGAGTTCAATGCTGCTGTAATCACCGGCTACCAGACCAACCGCGACGGCACCAAGAAAGCCTCGCGCACCGTGTCAGACGGCACCGACGCCGCCGACGACTACGAAGTCGTGCGAACGGCTGACGTGCTACTCACGATCAACCGCTCGGAGGCAGATCGAGAGAACGGCGAGTTCGTCCTCTACTTCTCCGAAATGCGAAACGCGGAGTCCGGTCTGAAGATGCGCTTCAGCCAGAACCTCGCCTGTATGCGGTTCATCATCGACTTCCTGGGCTATGACTGACGATAGCGCCTACCGCCAGGTAACGGCGGAAGAGCTGCTCGATCATATTGGCGTCGACTACCGGCGCACGTCAGGCTCGCGCGGCCGGCAGTTCAACATCAAGGAATGCCCCGAGTGCGGGCGCTCTGACTGGAAGGTCTACCTCGCCGAGGATACCGGCTACGGCAACTGCTTCCACGGCTCGTGCGAAGCGAAGTTCAATCTGTGGACCTTTGTCGACGCACACCTGGGCCACCCCGAGTCCAAGGAGATAGGTGCGCTCTTCGAGGAGATTGCCAAGGCGGCAGGATGGAAACCGAAGGTAAAGCCACAGCGGGTGGTTATTCCCGCGTTCGAGGGCGATCTCAAGCTGCCGATGAACTTCCACCTGCCCGATCGCAACGGCAGCGTCGGTGCGTATCTCGAAGGACGCGGCGTGACGCCGGAGCTCGCGCGAGCGTTCGATCTAAGGCACGGCCTCGGCGCCTACAACTATAAGAACGAGGACGGCGAGGATAAGTCGATCTCGTTCGCCGGCCGGATCCTCTTTCCGATCTACGATCTCGACGGCAAGCTCGTGACGTTCCAGGGCCGCGACATCACCGGCACGTCAGAGCGTAAGTATCTCTTCCCTGCCCGCCTGCCCTCGACCGCGCGGTTCATCTACAATGGACACCGCTGCAAGGCCGAAGGCTGGGCGCACGGCGTCATGGGCGAAGGCTCAATGGACGTGATCGCGATCCAAAAGGCGATCGACGAGGACCGGACGCTCCGCGGCATGGGGGCGATCGGCTCCTTCGGTAAGAGCTTGACGCTCGATACCGATCCCGAGCACCCAACTCAGCTGCAGGCGCTCCTGGAGCTCAAGAAAGCCGGCCTGAAGGTCATCACGATCATGTGGGACGGCGAATGGGCAGCGCTCAAGTCAGCCGTGAAGGCCGCGGCGATCCTACAGGCGCATGGTTTCCTTGTTCGCATCGCACCGATGCCGGAAGGCAAAGATCCCGCGGAGGTCAGCTCGTCTCTGGTGCGCGAGTCGATTCGTTGTGCTATCCCTTACTCACGCACCCTCGAAACCAAGGTCCGTTTGCGTGACCCGTATAACACACGTCCAATGGGAAATGCATGTTAGTAACCCAGTTGCGTTGACACTAGGAATCAGCAACTTAAGTGTGTCTGTTCTCGCTTCGTTCTTCGCGGGAACTGTCGGCTAGTCCACTTTCGAGTTCGTTTCGCTTGACATGCACGTCATGTGAACTAATCAAGCGCGTGTGCATTATATTACGCACAACGTTGGAAACGCACGAAAGGAGTGCATGAAATGGTGCAAGCAGCGGCGAAAGGGACTGTGGTGAGTCACTCGTCTGCCAGCAACGACTATCCGTTGCAGGGGACGAGGGCGCAGCGCATGCTCTCAGAGGCGCTGGACCGCGCCAACAGGGACAAGCAGCAGAGCCAACGCTTCATTGCGAAGCAGCTCGGCTATAAGAGCTCGGTCGTTCTTAGCCACATGGCTGCCGGTCGGGTTCCTATTCCGGTCGATAGGGCAGTCGACTTCGCTCGATACCTGGGAATGGACCAGAACGAGTTCCTCTTGGCGGTCTTGGAACAGCGTCACCCCGACATCGATTTCAGCCGCCTCTTGACCAAGGGTGGAAAGCCCAGCGGCAAGAAGGGCAACGACAGCGCACTCCTCGAAGAGCTTGAGGCGCTCGTCGGCAAGCCGATCGACGAACTGCCGATCGGCCAGGTTCGAGTGTTGAGGGAGGTTGTGCAGGACGCAAACGCTCCGCGGCGCTGGGTCGCCCCGCACGAGATCGGCATACTCGAACAGATCAGGCGCTTCCGGCCGGACGGTCTCACACCGGCAGAGAATCGAAAGCTCCTTGAATGTTTGGGAGAGCTCTGATTTAAGCAAGCCTCAAGGGGCAATTCAGCGGGGGTCGTGCGCCTACGGGTGCGCGGCCCCTTTCGTTTGGTCGGCTCGCGGCGGCGGTTCATCGTATGTTCTGGATGAACCTCATACGGGCCGCCGTTGGGTGTTTGAGGTTACTGACATGCATACGATTCACAAAAAGGTCTTCGATAACACCCTATCGAATATCTTAACGATACGCCACTTCCTGGGGAAACCGGCCGCCGTGGGTATAGCGATGCTGTTCATGAGCATGGAGCCGGATCCTTGGCGTTCGACACAGCAAATCGCGGAAATGGCCGATGTAAGCGAGGACACCGTTCGGCGGCGTGTCCACGATCTCGTCAGCATCAATCGCGCCGAATGCAGGACGGAAGGCGGTCGGCATCTGTTCCGGCTTAAGCCCTCATTTGCGCAGACCGTGGTGAGCAAGATGAAGTGGGACCACACGATAATTGGTTCGGTTCCCGACATACCGCAAGATGCGACCGCAGATTGCGGCTAAACCCCTTTCCTAAAGATAACCTAGCGGTTTAACGATCCGAAACTAGGCTCTAGTGAATCAGGGGATTGTTGTAGTGGTAAATGTTCGCAAACTCCGGGCGAGCGACTTGTTCATCCCTGGCGCGCTGCAGGTGATCGAGGACTTCGACTACTCTGATTTCTGCACGTTGCTTGAGGCCGAGACCGCCGAACGAAAGACGGAGCTCAACGGTATGACGATCCTCCAATATCCCTACGCGTCGATCATATGCCACGGCGATCATTGCACCTGTATCGCCACCCCTGGAGCAAGCGTTGCGATTTATCTTCGCGAGGCACACGAAGAGCTCGAACGCCGCGGCGTCGAAGCGGCCGCGTAGGCTTCGTCACAACCCGTCGAAATTCCACTAGCAATCTCGCGCATGTGTAATTAGAGCGCATAGCTGACGACACACATACAGCGAGGAGAACAGACGGTGGCGAAGAAGATGCGCGGTATTCAGCCGATGAAGGCGGGCTCGTTTCGAGACTCGGTCGCTAAGACCGTGCGTCTCCTCACCCGCGATCAGGTGCGAGTGATCTTCCGCGGTTTCCAGCCATGCGTTGCTACGCATCCCAAGACCGGCAAGGTGCTCTACATGGTCCTCCCCGAAGTCGGCGACAACGCGTCGGCCGAGCTGGTCGAAGCGATGCAGGGCTTTCTCGATCATGAGTGCGGTCACATCTTCTTCACGCCCTTCAAGCGCACGTCCGAGATACTTGCGAGCGTGTCGGGTGGCGAGCGCAAGCTGCGCGCAGCGCTCCTCAACATCGTCGAGGACATTCGCCTGGAGAAGCTGCTCCCGCGCGAGCTCCCCGGCACGAAGGATAACCTCGAACGCACCTATGACGCCGTGATGGAGCGCTTTTGGGGCAAGCCGATGCGCGAGCTCACGAAGCAGGGCGCCGACGCCCAAACGATGCTCAATCACTGCATCGTGCCAGGGTTTCGCGCGCTCGCCGGCCAGAAGGCGTTCCAGAAGTTCATGGACGCGAACGGTTACTGGCAGCACCTGACGCCGCTGACCTCGCGCATGCCGACCTTCTCGAAGGAGCTCCAGGAGATGGAGACCTATGCGGACGTGGAGCGCATCGTCGAGATGATTCTCAACGCGATGGAGCCGATCGCCCGCCAGCAAGTCCAGGAAGCGCTTGAAAACGCGCCGCCCGAGGATCTGCCGATGATGAACATGCCCGGCGATGGTGAGCCGCAGGAAGAGCCGCGCGACGATGCTCCCGAACAGGAGCAGGAGGGCGCCGGTGAGGGTGAATCCGACGAAGATGCTCCCGAACAGGAGCAGGGCGACGGCGGTGATGCCGGCGACGACGAGGGTAACTCCTCAGAGGGCGACGAAGCCGACGAGGGCGAAGGTGGCGCCGGTGATGAGGACGACGAGAGCGCCGACACCGAAGGGTCCGGCGGTGACCAGGACGGCGACGACAAGTCCGACGACAAGAGCGCCGACGACGAGGAGGACGAGGGCGGCAAGGGGCACGGCGATGGTTCGGGCGAGGACGATGGGTCCGACGAAGAGGGCGGCTCGTGCTCCGGCGACGAAGAGGGCGAAGGTGAGGATGAGGACGATGGTGACGGTGGTGACGCCGACACCGACGAAGAGGGCGACCAGGGCAGCTCCGATAGCGACAAGGAAGGGAAAACCAATCGCTCGATCACGGATGCACTCAAACAGCTCGAACCCACTCAACGTAAGGTGCTTTATCTGCATAAGAATAAAAAGCGTTCGGTGACGCGAATCGCTGAAAAGATGCAGATTAGCGAGGATGAGGTAAAGTCGCTGCTAGGTAGCGCCCGCCGCAGTCTCGCTTCGATTATGACGGGAGCTAAGTAATGCTGACGGTTGACGACGCCAGAGACATTATCGACATTTACGGCCCGCACCGTAAGCGGTGGCCGCCGGTCGAAGCTGCGCAGATGGACGCTCTGCTTAAGAGCGACCAGGAGCTCAGCGACTATCTCAAGACCCAACAGGAGATCGATCAGCAGCTGAACAGCTGGCAGGAAGACCTGGACGGCGCCGAGATCGACGACGACGAGGACGGTTCGAGCAGCCCCGATGAAGAAGAGGACGAGGGCGACTTCGACGACGAGGACAACGACGAGGAGGAAGAGGACCAGGACGCCCAGCAGAGCAGCGACCCCGCCGACGATGAAACCACCGAGGACCGGCCGCGCATCAGCCTCGACCCCGACGATATGCCCGACATGGACGAGCTATTCTCGGACACCATTCGCGGGCTCGTCGAACAGGATGTCCGCGGTCAGTTCAACGTGTTCAGCCGCGACCGTGACGGTCTCGTGGAAGTCGAAGTGCCGGACGGCACGACCACGGAAGCGATCGACCAGGCGGTGCAGAAGGCGGTCGGCCCTCTCATGAAGGATTTGCGGCGCTTGATCGCAGCGCGCAGCCAGGTGCGACGTATCCCAGGCAAGCGCAGCGGCAGGTTGCATGCGCCGAGCCTGCACCGCGTCAAGCTCGGCGACGATCGCGTGTTCAGCCGCAAGGAGGAGTCCCCTTCCCTCAACACCGCGATCACGCTCCTGATTGACTGCAGCGGCTCGATGGGTGGCAGCAGGCTAAGGCTCGCGATCGAGACGGCGTATGCCCTGGGTAAGGTTCTCGACAAGCTCAACATCTCCTTCGAGTGCATCGGCTTCACCGATGGTAACGCCGGTATGTCGCCGGAGGAGACTCAGGAGTGGTATGAGGAAGCGGAGAAGGCCGCTCACCAGCACCCGCTGGGGCGCGTCCAGCCGCTCGAAATGCCGAAGTTCAAAAGCTTCGACGAGCGCTGGAACATTCCGACACAGAAGCGCTTCGCGGCCAACTTCCAGACGCGGACGATCAGCATGGGCATGACGCCCGAGGGCTGCGGCCTGGAGTTCGCAGCCAAGCGCCTCATTGCTCGCAAGGAGGACCGGAAGATCCTGATCTGCATGACGGACGGCGCGCCCGGCTGTCACGATATGAACTACTCGAACGAAGCCGAGTGCTCGGACCTCACGCACAGCAAGCGCATGGTGAAGTCCATCGAGGCTGCAGGCATCGATCTGGTGGGCATCGGCATTCAGCACCATGGGCCGACCGGATATTACTCGAACTCCATGGTCATCCAGAGCATCGATGAAATGCCGAAGCTGCTGATGGGTGTCCTCAAGAAATTCATCGTGGGCTGAAAAGCCACGCTCGAAGCCGCTTGTCAGGACGCAATCTGCATAGTAGGTGACACACACAACGACGACGAACAATGCGAGGAGATTGACAATGACGAACACTGCGACGGCCACAAAGATCGACAAGAATGCAAAGATCGCCTGCGCGATCTGCGGCTCGATGGAACATCACATTGAGACCCACCTTAAGACCGCTCACCCGGACTATACGATCGAGCGCTACCAGGAAGAATTTCCGCAGTCGCCGATCGAGAGCCCTGCCTTCATTCAGGCGCGTGAGCTCAAGACCCAACAGCGCGTTGAGGAGGCTCGGCAGCATCAGCAGATGCTCGGCAAGATCCTTCCGTTTGTTCCGCCTGGCTCGATGGTGAAGCGTCCGATGCACGAAGTCTTTGGGCTTCCGCTCGACGACAACATGCGCGCCGCGAAGAAGCGCAACCAGACTCAGGGCGATCCCATCATGATCGACGTGATCGTGCCGGAGAATATGTCCGAGATTGATCGCGATGCGGTGCCGGCGGTCGACTCCAACTACGTCTTCCGCGTCGATGAAATGAAAGACGCGGTTATGGCCCTCGCGCTGAATATCCCCTGCTACGTTTGGGGCTATCACGGTGCCGGTAAGACGACACTGTGGGAGCAGATTCACGCTCGGATGAACCGACCGCTGCTTCGCGTCCAGCACACGGACACGACCGAAGAGGCACACATCGTCGGCCAGATGGTGGTGCGCGACGGGGCGACCGAGTTCGACTACGGTCCTCTCGCCGAAGCGATGATCCGCGGCTGGACCTATCTCGCCGACGAATATGACTTCGCCCACCCCGCGGTGATTGCGGTCTATCAGGCGGTCCTCGAAGGCAAGCCGCTCTACATCAAGGAGGCGCCGCCGCATCAGCGCCTGGTCAAGCCGCATGCGAACTTCCGGTTCATCGCGACCGGCAACACGAACGGTTCGGGCGACGATACGGGGCTCTACAGCGGCACGAAGATTGGTAACGCAGCTGCCTACTCGCGGTTCGGTGTCACCATCCAGTGCCACTATCCCGAGCCGGAGGTTGAATCGAAGATCGTCCGTGCGAACATCGGAGTGCCGCAGGAGATTGCGGACAAGATGGTCGACCTCGCTGGGCGCATTCGCGAGATGTATGGGCAGGGCGAGCTTTCGCTTCCGATCTCACCGCGCGAACTCATTCGCGCCACCATCCTCGGTGCGGTGAAGGGTGGTCAGTTCCTCAAGGGGCTCGAACTCGCCTACATCAACCGGCTCGACAACACCCAGGCCGAAGCTGTCCGACAGGCAGCGCAGCGGGTGTTCGGCTAAGGCTCCTGACCGTGCTCGTCACACGGTCTCCTCGCGGGGAGGGGTGCGTCAACACCCCTCCCCAATTTGCTATTGCCCCGCTCGAAAGTGCATGGTAACTGACACACATGCTCCCAAACGGTTGCTTCGGTTCCTCGCTCGCTTATGAGCCCAAGAGCGCAGTTTGCTCCGCGTGTCTGTCACGCGTCGAGTGCGCCGCGAAGGTCGAAGCTCGCTACCCCAACTGGATCAAGCTGCTTGCTCGGTTCAGCGACAGCTCCGGCAAGACAATGGACGAAGCCTGGCTGACGCCTGCCGACAAGAAGAGCCGCAAGGCACAGATAAAGTCGATCGCGCTGCAAGAGGCAGAGCGCCAGGTCTTCGGTGACCCCGCCGTGGGACAGGAACTGCGCGCCACGATGGACGAACGCGGTCACCCCTATCTCGACGAGTGCCTCGATCTTCGTATCAATCCGCTGACCGCGCCGCCGACCGAGCTCCTCAAGATCGGGGAAGCCGCGAAGATCGCGATTACAGCGCTTCTCGCTGCACCGACGCACCGTGACACCATTGCTCAATCCATCGCGTCTGCGCGCGGTGTGAAGCTCGCGACAGCGCAACGGGACACCAAAGCGCTGTTCTCATTCCTGCAGCGGTGCGGTCGCATCAACTTCAACAAGAAAACCAAAATCGCGGAGATTCAGTGACCAAAATTCACAGCTTGCTGGGCGTCAGAACCGATTTGTCGCTCGGAGAATCAATTATCAGCACCGACCAGCTGGGTGACTGTATTTCAAAGGCGAACGCTGACGTGATCGGCGTTGTCGACACCATGTCCGTCACGTCGCTGATTGACGGCACCAAGACGGTCACGAAGCTCGGCAAGCAGTTCCTCATCGGTGTGCGGGTCCGTGTGATCGAAGCGGCCGAGAAGGAAGCGGACGAGCATTACATCAAACTGTTCCCGGTCAACGAAGAAGGCATGCGGTCGATCTATCGCCTGCTCACCCGCGGCTTCCAGACTGACCGCTTCTACTATGTCCCACGCGTCACCTGGGACGATCTGATCGAACTGCTAAGCGACGACTGCTTGGCATTGACCACAGGTGACACAGAGAGCGTCGTCAGCAGCGAGGCAGCGGTCAAAGGTCTAGCGAGACTGGTCGCAGCGAAACGCTTCGCAGCGCGCTTCTACGAGCTTGCCCCATACGGAACGCCCTACTTCTCGCGACAGAACCGTCGAGCGATCAAGATCGGACGAGCGCTCGGTTTCGAGCCGCTTGTCAGTGCTCCGGTTTGCTGGCTCGAAACTGGTCAGTCCCTCTCCTATTCGGTGATCGCCTCGATCGCAGAGCGGCGCCCCTACCCCGACTATCTCCGGCCGGCGACCGGCTATCAGCCGTTCACCGCGAGCGAGCTCGCCTTGGGTGCGGTAAACGCGGCCAGGAAGATCGAGGAGCGCTACAAGGAGAACGTCAAAGCCGACTTCCATGACGGCCTCAAGAATACGGACAAGCTCGTGCAGCTCTGCAGCGGCTACAAATGGTCGAAGCAGGACGCATCGCTCCCCGTCCTCGCCGCAGATCCAGACGCCGAGCTCGTGAAGGAATGCAAGAAGGGCTGGAGCGAGCGGTTCAGCAAGCCGGTCCTCGCGCACCAACCGACCGTCGCGGAGCTCCAGGCAAACTATCTGCCCCGCCTCCAGTTCGAGCTGGACACATTGAAGCGCCTGGGCTTCGCGCAATACTTCCTGCTCGTGCAGGATCTCGTGCAGTGGTCGAAGCGCAATGGGATCTATGTCGGCCCCGGCCGAGGTTCTGTGGGTGGCTCGCTCGTTGCTTACCTGATGGGCATCACAGACGTTGACCCCATCCGGTTCGATCTCCTCTTCGAGCGGTTCATCAACCCCGACCGCCTCGATCTCCCCGACGCCGATCTCGACTTCATGTCCACTCGCCGACAGGAAGTGGTCGACTATCTCGTGCAGCGTTGGGGCGCCGACAAGGTTGCCGGCATCGTCAACTACAACACCTTGGGTGCCAGGTCGGCTCTCAACGATGTGAGCAAGATATTCGGCGCTGACCCGTCAAGGGTGAAGCATCACATCGGCGACACGCACGGTGTCACCCATTCGCTGACAGAAGCGCGCGAGAATGCGCCGGAGCTCGACGAGTGGGCAAAGGCCAATCCCGGTGTCTGGAGCATCGCCGCGACCCTCGAAGGGAAGATGCGCACTTACGGCACCCACGCCGCGGGGATCGTCGTCGCGGGCATCCCGATCGTCGAGCGCTCTGTGATCGAGAAACGCGGAGACGCCAGAGTCATCAACTGGGACAAGCGGACCAGCGAAGAACAGGGCCTCATCAAGCTCGACGTGCTGGGCTTGTCCACGCTCGATATGTTCGACCAGGCGATCAAGCTGATCTTCGCCCGCCATAGCGTGAAGCTCGACATCAACGCCATTCCGCTCGACGACGCTGCGACCCTGGACATCTTCACGACCGCTAAGACAGCAGGTGTCTTCCAGTTCGAGGGCGGTTCGGTGCGCCGGCTGCTCAAGGAAATGGCGAAGAGCCACCCGCTGACGTTCGAGGATCTCGTCGCGCTGAACGCGTTGAACCGTCCAGGTCCGCTCGATGCGGGTCTGACCGAGGCATACGTTCGACGCCGGGCAGGTATCGAAGCGATCACCTATCCGCATCCCAAGCTCGAAGACATCCTCAAGCCCACCTTCGGCGTGATCTGCTACCAGGAACAGGTGATGCAGGTGTCGCGCGTCCTCTCTGGTTACACGCCAGGTGAAGCGGACATGCTGCGCAAGATCATGGGCAAGAAGCTGCCCGAGGAAATGGCGAAACAGCGCGACAAGTTCGTGAACGGTGCGGTGACGCTCTCCGGCATGGACCAGGCCGCGGCCGACAAGCTCTTCACCGACATCGAAGGCTTCGCCGGCTACGCCTTCAACCGCTCTCACGCGGTCGAATACACGCTGATCTCCTATCAGGCCGCCTACATCAAGGCGCACTACCTCGTGGAGTTCTATGCCGCCTCCATGGGCATCGCGAGCTCCACGCTGCCGTCGATCGTCAAGCAGGCGAAGAAGGATGGAATCACGGTTCTCCCGCCGGACGTGAACAACTCGACCCACCAGTTCGAGCCGCTCAATGACCTGACCATCAGCGCACCGCTGTCAGCCGTCATGGGCGTCAGCGAGAAGGGCGCGTCAGCGATCATGGCCGCGCGAGCAGCGACCGAGCCTGTAATCACCGAGACCAGCAACGGTCTGCGGGGCAAGGCTCGCCAGATGATACAGCACAGCTGGGGGCCAGGTCCGTTCGCCTCGATGGAGGACTTCAGAAACCGCGTTGAAGCCAGGGCGGTCAACTCAAAGGCGATGGAGAATCTCGATCGCGTCGGTGCTTTCGCTCGCATCGAGCCGGGTCAGCTGCCAGCCACCGACACGAGCCGTCAGAAGGACCAGATCGAGCTGATGCCGGACCTCACCGACCAGGGCGTGATCGCCGACCGGGACATCCGCGTCTGTGAAGTCGCCTATGACAAGCTGACGGACATCTATGCGGAGATGTGCGAGGCGATGCCGGAGATCCAGGTGGTGGACACCAAGGTCGGCAACACGCCGAAGCTCATGCTAATCCTCGACCACCCGTTCAACGACTACCAGCACCCGAAGGACCAGCACAGCTTCCGTGAGTTCGTCGCGCCGTCGCTGAACGCCGCCGGTCTCAAGTGGGACGACTGTGTGCTGTCCTACTGCGCTCGCCGACCGAAGGCGAAGGCTGAGAAAGAAGTGCCGCCGACTGAGCGCGCGATCTCCCTGCCCTTTCTGTTCAAGGAGATCGAGGTCTTGAAGCCGCCGGTGATTGTTCTGTTGGGGAATGCCTCAATCAAGGCGTTCTTCCCGGACATCAAAAAGCCTGGCGAGGCGATCGGACACAAGGCTTTCAGCGGTCAGCTCGATGCCACGGTGATCGTCGGCTTCAATCCGACCAGGCTCTACCACAACCCGGAAATGACCGATCAGTTGACGGCCGTCTTCCAATCAGCCGCCGAGCTCGTGAACCCAAATTAAGCGCTTGACGACTGCGCACTGCATAGCTAGTAACACACACATAGAGACAAGGGACACAATGCAGCTAGAGCGATACATCGAACTCGACAGTTTCCTCAAAGAGCTTGAGCAGGATACCGACGACATCAACGAGGCGATGCGCAAAGCGCCTGGCCGTGTTGCTTACTACGGAGCCCAATACATGCTCGCGCAGAAGCAGGCGAAGAAGGTGGCGCTCAAGGTCGCCGAGATCGAGGGTCGTATCACCCAGGAGATTCGTAAGAAGCTCGAAGAGACCGCTCGTGAAGAAGTTGCGGGCACGAACAAGACCCCCACCAGGGTGACCGCCGAGATGGTGAAAGCCGCGGTCGCGACCGACCCGCGCTGGATTGCCTCGCAGCACATCAAGATCGATGCCGACGAGATCGAGGGCATCTGCCGCATCGCGAACGACGCCTTCAAGGCTCGCCGCGATCTGCTCTCCTCGGGCGCATACCTCAAGGGCGCCGAACTGAAGAGCAACACCATCATTCGGAGCGCGCAAGAGAACGCGGCTAGCTACCACGCTCGCCGACAAGAGCGCGACCCCACTTACCAACCACCGGCTTCGGTTGCGTAGCGAAGCCATTTGAAAAGCCAAGAGCAGTTGTGCTCTCGGTGCGTTATTAACAACACACCTACGCTAAGGAGAAAGTGAAGATTATGAGTCAGGGTGCAATGTCAATCGCGGAGCGTCTCGCGCTTCGTCGCGGCGAGATCGCCGCAGGGCGGTCGAAGGGTCTTCGTCCGTATAAGTTCCGCGCGGGCCGGACGCTGTTCCGTATCCTCCCGCAGCCGGGTTATCCCGCCAACATCGCGCCGGGCACGATGGGCATCGAGCGTCGGTTCGGTCAGACCTTCTTGAAGTCGTTCGACGGCAAGAACATCGGTTCGATCGGAGATCGCGAGATCACCTACGGTCAGGCTGACCCCGTTCGCGACATGCTCTTCCAGGCAATGCGCGCTGCGCCGACCGACGAAGTGAAGAAGCACTATCAGGAGATGCTCGCGAACCCGCGTATCATCTTCTGCGCGGTCATTCTCGACGACCCCAACCAGTCGCCGAATGAGCCGGTGTTGATCGAAGTCAGCGAGACCGCGTTCGACGAGGGCATTCTCGCCCAGGCGATGGTTTGGGCCGACACTGGCGTCGACGTGTTCGACCCTGCGACGGGCCACATCTATCAGGTCGAGCGCACCGGCCAGGCGAAAGAAACGAGCTACACTTGGGCGGTCACGCCGAAACAGGCTCCGATCGGTCAGGCGATCCTCGACAAGGTGATCGATCTCGACGCTTGGATCCAGGCGCTGTTCGAGGGCAAGGAAGCGCGCTGCTTCGAGGCTCTGGCGAAGTTGAACGCTTCGGTGGGTATCTCGGTCGCACCGCCACAGCTGACCGCTGGAACGCCGACCCCGCAGGCTCTCCCTGCTCCGGCGACTGCTGCTGCTCCGGTCGCAGCCCCCGCCACTGCAGCGGCCCCTGTCGCGGCCCCGGTGACCGCAGCTGCGCCTGCTCCGGTTGCTCCGCAGCCCGCGATGGTCACCCACGCGATCGACGCGGAATATGAGGAGGTCGCACCGCCGGCCGCCGCCCCGGCTCCGGTTGCTGCTGCCCCGGTGGCCGCCGCTCCTGTGGCTGCTGCTCCGGTCGCAGAAACCCCGGCTCCGGTTGCTCCGCAGCCTGCAGCCGCCGGTGAACCGGACCTCGACTCCATCCTGGCGTCGTTGAGCTAAGCGAAGGTGCCGGCGGGTGGGCACCCTGCCCGCCGGTGATGCGCGGTGCATGCCTGCGAGGCTGCCGCGACAGTAGGGGAGCGCTGCGGCGGGCTGATAAACCGTGCGGCCGCGCTCCCCTCTATTTCAAGGATTTCCCGTTGAAGCAGTTGACGATCATTGACGGCAACTCGGTCGGACACGCCGCGCAGCATGGCCTTGGCAAGAAGGGCAAGCTCGTAGCAGGCGGTCAGGAGACCACCGCGATCTTCGGCATGCTTCAATCGATGCACAGGCTGATGCGCGCCAGGGTCTCGACCGAGCCGGTCGTGCTGTGGGACGGCCGCAGCTGGCGCTACGAGCGCTTCGCCGACTACAAGGGCAATCGCACCGCTACCGCTGAACAAGTCGCTGAGCGCGAGCGCTACCGCTCCCAGCGCAAGTATATGTTCGAGGGGCTGCACTACCTGGGCGTGAAGCAGCTGATCGCGGGCAACATGGAAGCCGACGATCTCGCGGCGATCCTCTCGCGACAGACGGTCGCGAGGGGCAACATGGTCAGTCTCATCACCGGCGATAAAGACTGGCTGCAGATCGTGCAGCCTGGGGTTGCGTGGCTCGATCACAAGCTCGACCGCAAATGCACCGTGGACAACTTCACGGAGTTCACCGGCTACCGAACCCGCACCGCATTCGTCCACTCGAAGGCACTGCAGGGGGACGCCGGCGACAATGTAGTCACCCGCATCGGCATCGGTGAGAAGGGAGCGCTGGAGCTCCTCGCCGCGTTCGACGATGTTCACCAGTTCCTGGGCATGGACCTGGACGAAGCCACGCTTCGGATGGGGAAGAAACTCAACAAGAAATACACCGACTTCCATGGCTCGCGGGAGCTGCGCGACCGCTTCGAGTGGGCGCTTGAGCTCATGGATCTCAACCACCCCAAGATTCCGGTTCCGGTAGGCATCAAAGCGACCCGCGAACCGATCAACCGTCCAGCCCTGGAGCAATTCTGCATGCGTCTTGGCATGTCCGGTCTGCTCCGCGGCCTCGACACATTCATCAAGCCTTTCGAGCAAATGGAGGAATTTCACGCATGAGTTTGGCCGAGCAAATGGCCGCCGCCCTCGCCAAGGGCGGTGTTAAGTCCGACGAGGCAAAGACCTACGGTCTGCGCCTTTCGACGGGCGTCCCCAACATCGACGAGATGATCTGCGGAAAGTATCGCGGTGGTGGCTTCCAGTCTGGACGCATCGTCGAGATCAGCGGACCATCGTCGTCCGGTAAGACGTTGCTCGCACAGCACGTCATGAAAGAAGCGCAGCTCCATGGCGGCGCTGCTGCGTTCCATGACCACGAGCGGACGTTCGACCAAAATCTCTTCGCCAGCTTCGGCGGTTCGATCGAGCCTGGCATCTTCACCTACAAGCGGCCGGATACCTTCGAGGGCTCGATCGACGCCTCGATCGACTGGATGTCAACGCTCCGTTCCGCCAACGTCATTCCGTTCGAGGCGCCGCTGGTCTGCGTGTTCGACAGCTTCGCAGCGATGGTGCCCGCCGAGAAGATGGAGCGCGGCGAGGGCGCGATGAACATGCGCGAGAAGGTCGCGCTGGCAACCGCGAGCTCGCAGGAGCTCCCGGCGTTCGCCAACTTCGTCGAGAACAACAACATCCTCGCGATCTTTCTCAACCAGATTCGCACCAAGCCCGGCGTTGCTTACGGCGACCCCCGCTATACGCCTGGTGGAGACTCGCTCCCCTACTACTGCTCGGTTCGGATTTGGCTCGGCCGGCAGATGGAGCGTGACAAGAAAACAAAGGAGGTCACCGGCCAGAACATCACCGCCGAGACCGTCAAGAACAAGACGCACCGTCCCTTCCTCAAGGAGGACTTCGTGTTCAAGTTCAAGCCGGACGGCACTGGCTACATCGACGTGTGTGCCTCGATGGTCGAGCATATCGGCGCGGACTACCTGACCCAACTGGGCATTCAGGGCGGCGCGTGGTTCACCTGGGAAGGTTCGCGCATCCAGGGCAAAGACAACTTCCTCGCCCACCTGAACGCCGATCCGACGAGCGTCGATAAGCTGATCGACATCGCCGAGGCGAAGAAAGCAGAGAGTGCCGCAGCATGATGAGGAAACTCCTCCTGATAGCCAGCGCTCTTGTGCTGGCTACTTCAGCCAACGCCGCACCGTATACGCTCTATGCCAGCTCACCGCCGGCGGGTCAGCCAATTCGCATGACCGTCAATCGGTCGGACACGAGCAAGGCTGACAGCGTAATTCTCTCGACCAAGGACAACACGGCCAAGGTCAACACGGATTACGACTTCACCAGCGTCCTTGTAAACTTCGCGCCACAGCAGGTGTCGGCCACCATTCTGATCCCGACGCATGTGACCACGACCGCCTACGGGCAGACGCTCAAGGTCGGCCTCGTTGTCAGCTCTGGATCCACGCCGGTCGCGTCGATGCTGGCGTCGATCATCGAACCCAACCCTCCGCAGTATGCGCTTGCTCCAATCACGGAGCTGGGCCTCGTCCGCTGCAAGAACACCGCGGGGTGCGCCACGAGCGCACAGTTCGGTGAGGTTCGCGTCTACCGCTGGAATGGCGTCGACAATCTCAACAACGTGATCGGCGTTTACTGGCCGATCGGTCACGTTCCCATCATCACCAAGGCTGCGTCCGACTGGTATCTCGGCATCGAGGGGCCGCTCGCAGATTGGGAAGGAGTAAAGCAAGCATGAGTCTGACCAATCTCCCCATCTATGTGCTGCTGCCGCTTCTCGCCGCGGCGGCCTTCGTCCAGAACATGGCGTTCACCGCTGTCAGCCGCTCGCGCAACAGTGCGGACGTGAACTACCATCGGCGCTGCAGCTGGGCCTCGAACGGCGTTTGGTTCTTCGTCCAGGTGCTCTTGTATGGTGCGGTCTGGAATAGCCTTACACAAGGCGCGTTCTGGAAAGTCTGCCTTACGGGAGTGGTCTACATCCTAGCGACTACCGAGGGCTCCGCGTTCATGATGGAGCGGATGCTCAAGAAGGAAACTGGCAAGCGCCAGGTGGGAGCTCGCGCGTGATGGATAAGGGCATCATCGTCCGCGACAAGCGCGGCTGCACCATGCACTTTCCGACCGCCAGGAGCTACCGCGTCGACAGCTCTCACGGCAACATCGCGATCACCCTTTGGACCGGCACCGGCGAGCAGGGTATCTACGGAGACTTCCTCGGACTCTTCGTGAACCCAACCTCGGTCACACCGAAGGGTGTTCCGCAGTAAAAGCCAAGCGACACACATGCGCTTCGGTCTAAGGTGAGACAGTGAGAATCGAGATTGACACCGACACGCGTCAGGTGCGCCGAGACAGCGACGGGGCTTACCGCTCCGGCGCTGGCAAGCGCATCTGTGACCACTGCGCTAGCCGCGACGTGTGTCCCGACGCCAGCTTCGAGACCCTCTGCACCGAGTTCGTGCCGGCGCTCCCGTTCACCGACGAGACCGGCCTCGATCATGTGGCGAACACGATACGCGTCGGTCGCGCATGGACCGAGCGTCTACGAATTTGGCAGGGCGTTGCGCTCTACAACAGCAAGAAGCGCGAGATTTTCGGCCATGCCCTGGTCCTCTACCATACGCACGGCCCCATCGTGGACATGCTTCGGCTGCACGCCGCGGCGAACCACATCATGCTCGACACCCCACCCAACAAGGCACCGACTGAGCTCGGCGCCTGGATGAGACAGAATTATGGCCCCCGCATCATCCACGCAGACACGACCCTTACCGCCATTTACCTTCTCCGCGTCCACAGCACGCCTCTTGCGACCTATCAGCAAGGGATGGAAGCGATTGGGCTTGGTCAAGGTCGCACCGCGCGTAGCGGGAAAGCTGGTCGAGAATGAAGCTGGCGTCCGCCTGCTGATCGTTGAGCAGAAAGGCGTCGACGTTTGGCGCGGCCGCGAGAAGTCCATCACTGCAGCGATCGAGGCGGGTCAGGCTGGGCTCGGAGTCGACAAGCTCCTGCTGCAGCGGGTGCGCGACAAGCACGCCACCAATGTCGTCATGGTCGTGGTCGAGGATCTCCGCACAGTTTACGTCACGCTGCTCTCGGACTTCTTCGACGAGACGCTATCCAGGGGCCGCACGAGCTACCGAGGGCGAGCGCTGCGTCTCGTCCCACTCTCACGTTTCCACCAAAAATATCTCGGTCCCACCTTGCACACTCGAAAGAAGCGAGCTAGTGCATAGCTAACGACACACATTCAAAGCGAGGAAATTGACGTGACTTTCCATGCACCGCAAATGATCGTCCTGGCCCTACTTCTCTTCGGGCTCGGCGTCGCAATCGCGAAGGACGGCCAGCCGCGCACCGGCAAATATAGCTTCGGCTGGACGGTGGTCGCATCGTGCGTTCACTGCAGCCTCCTCTACTGGGGCGGCTTCTTCGGATGAGCGCACCCTACGGCCTCGTCTCTGATCTGCACTGCCACAATTGGTCGCAGTTCAGTCAGATCAAGGCGGACGGCGTGAACAGCCGTCTCGACATCATCCTGAACGAGCTCTCGCGCGCCGCTGTCGCCCTCAAGGAAGCGGGCGGCACGACACTGCGCGTAGCCGGCGATCTCTTCCACGTTCGAGGGAACATCGCCCCTTCGGTGCTGAACCCCACGTTCTCCACCTTCAAGTTCATCTGCGAGAGCCTGGGCATCGATGTCGAAATCATCCCCGGCAACCACGACCTTGAAGGCGTCCACGCCGACGAGCTCGGCAACGCCATGCAGCAGCTCGACCTGATCGAAGGCGTCGAGGTTATCACGAAACCGACCCTCTGCGAGGACGGCACCGTGATGCTGCCCTGGATTGATGGGCTCGACGAGCTTCGCAAGGCGGCCGCACCGTTCGCCGACAAGACTCGAGACCTGATTATCCACGCGCCCCTGAACGGTGTCATTCGTGGTCTCCCCGACCACGGCCTCGACCCTGTGGACGTGAGCAAGTGGGGCTTCAGGCGCGTGTTCACCGGACACTACCACAACCACACGGCGCCGGTGCCCAGCGTGATCTCGATCGGCGCGACGACGCATCAGACGTGGAGCGACCCAGGCACGAAGGCGGGCTTCCTGCTCGTCTATCCCGACCGCTACGAGTTCCATGAGAGTCACGCACCCAAGTTCATGAACCTGGACGATCTCAACGATCTCTCCAATGACGTGACGGGCAATTACGTTCGCATCCGCCTGCAGGATGTCGACGAGAAAGACCTGGCTGATCTGAAGCGCATCCTGAAGGATAAGGATTGCGCCGGTTTCGTTGACCACTCGTCCAAGAAGCGACCGGACACCCGCGGTGTTGCAGCGCCGCAGAATCTGACCCTCGAAGTGTCGGTGGCGCAATACGTCGCCAACGATCTCGACGTGGACAAGGGACTGTCCCGGCGCCGCATCGCCGACGACGCGCTCGCCGTGCTCCGTGACGCTCGAAGCGTGGGGGCGGAGTGATGGACGCCCCAATTGGTAGACACTCTGTCCTCGTTGACGCCCATAATCACATGGGGCGGCCAATGATTGCGATGTGGTCGGCGTTGCGCACGGTTTACCAGCGCAAGGACGGCTCATTCTACTGGGTGATTGAAGGTCACCGACAGGATCTCACCCGCCGTCCTGACGGCTCATTCTACCTCAAGACCATTGGAGGCGAGCCGGCATGAAGTTCCTGTCACTCGAAATAGAGAACTTCCTCGCGATCGCCGAGGCAAAGGTATCGCTCGACGGCCAGGGCCTAGTCAGCATCTCCGGCGATAACCAGGACGATAGCTCGGCCGACAGTAATGGCACCGGCAAGTCGTCGGTGGTCGATGCGCTCGCATGGTGTCTGTGGGGCGAGACCGCCCGCGGTGTCTCCGGCGACGATGTGGTTATGTGGGGCTGCCCCAAGGGCAAGGGGACGCGAGTCTCCGTGAACATCCTGGACGAAGGCGATCTCTATCAGGTCGTGCGCCACCGCAAGTATCCGAAAGAGAAGAACAACCTCCAGCTGTTCAAGATGGACAACGGCGCCATGGTGGATCTCACCAAGGGCACCACGGCACTCACGCAAAAGCAGATCGAGCGATTGCTCGGCTGCAGCGAGGAAGTGTTCAACGCCGCGGTCTACTCCGGTCAGGAGCAGATGCCCGACATTCCCAACATGACCGACAAGCAGCTCAAGCTCCTCGTCGAGCAAGCAGCTGGCGTCGACGTGCTGTCGAATGCTTACGACCTAGCGAGGGAACGCGCTCGCAACGCGTCTGACGTGCGCGCTAGTGCGCAAATCGCTTATGACCGTGCAACCGACCGTCTGAACGACGCGAACGACCAGCTCGCGTCAGCCGAGGCGAACGCTGCGAATTGGAGCGGTCAGCAGAAGCTCAAGATCGAGCGCCTGAAGGATGAGACCGTGCGCAAGGCGGCCGAGTTCAAGCAGGCTGATGCAGCGTTCGACCGCACCGCCTACACCGAGCTCGACGGGCGCATCGCGGAGGTCCAGCAGAGGATCCACGCGGTTGACGGCGAGCGTCAGCGGGAGGCATCGCTCCAGCAGACCTACAACACGGTCAACGCGACCTTCCATTCCGCGAAGCAAGCGGTCGCCCAGGCACACACCCAGGTCCAGATCGCCGAGCGTGGTGTCGCCAACGTCGACCATCGCTGCGGCACCAACTGCGGTGAGTGCGGCAAGGAAGTCACCGCCGCTGACCTGGCTGCGGTGCGAGCGGCAGCCGACCAGAAGCTCAAGGATGCCCACGCGGAGCTCGCAGCCCGCAAGATCAAGCTCGAAGCGGCCGAGAAGATGCTCGAAGATGCCGACGTGGAGCTCGTGAAGCACCGCGAGAGCATGACGGACATCAGCGGAGCCACCACCGAGCTCCAGAACCTCAACCGTGAGCGGCAGATCATCGCTGCCCAGGAGGTCGAAGTCGATCGCCTCAAGCAGGTGGCAAAGACCGCCGCGTTGCAATGGCAGGCGTCACAGAATGAGAGCAACCCGTTCCTGCCGATGATCGAGGCTGCGAAAGTCAACATCGAGCAGCGCGAGCAGGCAGTCGAAGCTGCAAAGCAGACTGCCCTCGCCGCGATCGAGGAGGAGAAATACGCCAGCGCGGTCGTGCAGGTGTTCGCCCCTGCCGGCGTTCGTGCCCGGCGCCTCGACGAGGCGACCCCGTATCTGAACGAACGCACCGCCCACTACCTGGGCTCGCTCTCGGACGGCTCGATCGACGCCTACTGGACCACCCTGTCCGAGAAGAAGAACGGCGACCTGACCGAGAAATTCTCCGTCACGGTCGAGAAGAAGGGCGTTGGCTCCGGCAGCTTCAAGAACCTGTCGGGCGGTGAGAAGCGGAAGGTGCGGCTCGCATGCGCGCTCGCCCTCCAGGATCTCGTGGCGACCAGGGCAGCAAAAGCGATCGACCTGTGGATTGGCGACGAGATTGACGATGCGCTCGATAGCGCCGGTCTAGAACGGCTCATGGGTGTCCTCGAAGAGAAGGCGCGCGATCGTGGAACGGTCCTCGTGATCTCCCACAACGACATCAAGGATTTCTGCCGGCGGTCCTTCGTCGTGACGAAGGTCAACCAGCGGGCAACAGTGACGGAGAGTTAAATTGGAACAGAAAGAACTGAATGCGATTGCCGACAAGCTCGAAGAGAAGGCGCTGAAAGCAGCCTCCGAAGCGAGCGAGAGCGTCCTCGGCGCAAAGACCTTCAACATCCATGTGGAGTTCGCTTTGAACTCCCTGCGCCTGGCCGATCGCCTGCGCGCAATGGCATCGGATAAGGGTGCGCCGGTCGAATGAGCGGGAAGAAGAAAGCGCCGGTTACCCCGCCGTCGCCGGAACATATCGAAGCAGCAGCAAAGACCCCCTCGATCAAGCAACTCGTGTGGCTCGCAGACGCGTTCCACCGGGTCGGCTCGCGCGGCTCCGTGGTTACGCAAATGCCGCAGCTCGTCGTCGGCGAGGTCGCGGGCAAGGGCTACCGGAAGTTCAATCTACCGATCAACACCGCGCTCGAATGCGACAGCATGCGAGTGGGCAAGCGCGAGGGCATCATCTTTCGCTTCCGGCCGAAGCAGCGCATCGAGCGCAAGTCCAGCCGCGGGGACATGGAGCTGATCGAGGCGATCGAGCTCTCCTGGAATGACGTGTGCAACCTGTTCCTGTCCCTCGCTGACGACATCGAACAGAGGATCCGCGACGTGCGACACTACGAGGTCAAGATCGCCGCGCTCGACACAGACATTCGTCGCCTCATCCTCAAGAACGCGCAGATGCACCCCATCATCACCGAGGGCTTCAAGCGCGCCCAGGACGTGGCGAAGAACCAGGCGAACGACGATGCGCTGGAGCACATCGAAGGGTTTGGGACGTTCTGATGCAGTTCAACGTCAACCATTACGTCCGCGTGAAGCTCAAGCAGAAGGGGCTCGACGAGCTCCGGCGCCAGCACGAAGAAGTCCGCCGGCGTGCTCCGGCGATCAGAGAGTGGAAGGCGCCCAAGGTCGACGAGGAAGGCTATTCCATGTTCCAGCTATGGGATTTGATGAGCAGCCTTGGTCACCTGTGTTCGCTTGGCTGTGAACCGCCCTTCGAGACCATCATCGATATTCCCGAAGGGCAGCGTTGATGCAGAAGGTGATCGTTCCGCAGTCGCTCTATGACCACATCAAGGGACTAGCCGAGGGAGATGGTCCGCAGAAAGCCGAAGCGCAGCTCTGGCTCTCGACGGTCGAACCTAACAAGCCGCTGCCACCCTACGAACCGATGCCCGGCGAGACACCAGACCTGGCGATGTTCGGCTGGGCGCCAGGTGGCTACACCTTCACATGCGTCGACTGTTCCACCGAGGACAACGAGCGTCTTCGGATGGAACGATGGGCAGCGAAGCGAGCATGGCGCTGCGAGCAGCACGCGCAGGAAAAGCTCGACGCGTGGCATGGTCGGAACCGTAATATGGCTCCCGCCGCCGGAGCTCCAAAAACTGCAGTGGATGGGTGATGCGCCTATACGATCTGCCCGAGGATTTCGAGATCGTTCAGGCGGCCGACCATTGGTCGAATGGGCTGCTCGTGTCCAAATTCCGCGCCTATGGCGTGGTGTTCACGGTCTCCCGTTCTGACGGCACCCGCGAGGACGGCTTCTACACCTATCTGCGCCCGACCGACGATGGTCAGTGGCGCGGACAGAAGCTTCCGCCCTGGCTGCTGCGCGAGGCTGGCGATTACTACTTCCCCACGTTCCCCGGAACAGTCGAACCCGACATGGCCGCGGCGATCATTCGGATCATGAAAGAGCGCTGGGAATACGGCGAGCAAGTCGGCCGCCGCCGGCAACAGATAGATATCAGGAAGGCAATCGGACTAGACAAATGAGCATCATCAATATCCTGGGGATCGACCCCAGCCTCACCGCGACCGGATGGTCCGTGATCGCGGTCAACACCGACACCCGCCAAATCGAGCGCGTTCTAGCGGTCGGTTTGATCGAGACCGCACCGACGAAGATCAAGAGCGTTCGCAAGAGCAGCGATGCGCTAGAGCGAGCGCGCAAGATCAGAAACGAGATTCTAGCAGTGATCGCGCAGCACAACATCAAGCTCGCGGCGGGCGAAGTCCCCAGCGGTGCGCAGTCGGCGTCAGCTTGCTACGCCTTCGGTATTTCGGTCGGTCTCCTGGCGGCGCTCCCGGTGCCCCTGATCGAGGTCACCCCCACCGAGGTCAAGCTCGCCACCTGCGGCAACAAGATCGCCGACAAGGAAGACATTGTTCGCTGGGCGCTTGAGCTCGAAGGCGATCTATCCGGTATGCCGCAGAGCCACCAGACGAACGAGTGGGAGATTCCCAACCCGTTCGGCAAGGGTTTCATCGGCAAGAAGGCCGAGCACCCTGCTGACAGCTGCGGTGCGGTCGCGGCGGCGCTCAAAACGCAACAGTTTTTTCAGCTGTGTGGGATGCTCGCCTCACTTATTTCTTAGCGGTGCATGCTAGTCAACACACATGCGCTGCGCTATACTTAGCGCCCAACCGAACACCGAATACCAGGAGTAGAATTTCAAATGTCCGCAGCCGATCCGTCGCCCGCGGGTGCTTCCGTGCGCCCGTATGCCTTTGAAGATGTTGAAGGCGACCCAATTGTAATCCAGGTGGACGACAGTCGTGACGAGCTTCTGACGGACTTCGGTCGAGCGACCCTGCGCGACCGCTACCTCCTCCCAGGCGAGAGCTACCAGGATCTGTTCGCCCGCGTAGCTTGCGCCAACTCCGACGAGTTTGTCCGCGGTGAGCAGAACGGCCACGCGCAGCGGCTCTACGACGCAATCTCGCAGCTGTGGTTCATGCCGGCGACCCCGGTGCTCACCAATTCCGGCGTCTCGCGCGGTCTCCCGATCAGCTGCTTTCTCAACCTCGTCGGCGACAGCATGGAGTCGATCGCACAGGCGACATGGGAGAACATCTGGCTCGCAGCGAAAGGCGGCGGCATCGGCACCTGCTGGAGTCCCGTTCGCTCGATCAACGAACCGATTGCAGGCTCGCTGACCGGCAAGACCAGCGGCATCATCCCGTTCCTGCACTGGCAGGATGCGCAGACCCTCGCGATCAGCCAGGGCAGTCTCCGGCGCGGCTCTGCAGCTGGCTACCTGCACATCAGCCACCCCGAGATCGAAGAATTCCTGACCATCCGCCGGCCGTCTGACGCGAATGGTGGCGATCCGCGGCGCAAGGCTCACAACATGCACCACGGCGTCGTCATTCCCGACGCGTTCATGGAGAAGGTGTTCGACGAGAGCGAGAACGCCGACCGCACCTGGAACCTCGTGAGTCCCAAGTCAGGCGAAGTCATTTCGACTGTCAACGCCCGCGAGCTCTGGATTAAGCTTATCACCAACCGCCTGGAGACCGGCGAGCCTTACATCATCTTCGAGGACGCGGTTACGAAGGGTCAGCCGGAGATTCACAACGCGCTCGGCCTCAAGGTCTATCAGTCGAACCTCTGCTCGGAGATAACCCTTCCGACAGGCCCCGACCACCTGGGCAATTGGCGCACCGCAGTCTGCTGCCTCTCGTCGCTGAACATGGAGACGATGGACCAGTGGTTCGGGAACACCGCGTTCATCGGCGACTTCATGCGCTTCCTCGACAATATCCTTCAGCAGTTCATCGACAACAGCCGCGATTACATGGGCTTCGAGCGCGCTCGCTATGCAGCCGAGCGCGAGCGGTCAGTCGGTGGCGGTATCATGGGCTTCCACTCCTACCTGCAATCGAAGGAGATCCCCTACGAGAGCGTTGCGGCGCAGAACGTCAACAAGAAGCTGTGGGAGTGGCTGTCGGTCACCGCTGACGTTGAGAACGCGCGCATGGCTCACGAGCGCGGGGAATGCCCCGACAGCATCGACGCTCGCGAGATTGAACCCAACATCGCACCCCGTCGCCTGACCCACGTCTTCTCGGTGGCGCCAACCGCCTCGATCTCGATCATCGCCGGCGGTGCTTCGCCCTGCGGTGAGCCGACCCCGGCGAACGCCTACACCCAAAAGACGCTCTCGGGCAGCTTCCTCGTGAAGAACAAGTATCTCGATGCCCAGCTCCGGCGCCGCTACCAGCAGCTGCGTTCCAGCCTTGAGCGTATGAACAAGACGGTGCGGTTCCTGCTCGGTGACCAGCCAATGTTCGCCGGGATCATGGAGCTCGACGAAGAGACCTGGCTCGAAAAGCAGTGGCAGTCGATCACGATCAATGACGGCTCGGTGCAGCACCTGCCCTACCTCTGCCCTGCCGAGAAGGGTGTGTTTCGCACAGCGTTTGAGATGGACCAGCGCTGGCTCGTGAAGCATGCCGCTGACCGGACTCCGTTCGTCTGTCAGTCGCAGTCGGTGAACATCTTCCTGCCGGCGACCGTTCACAAGAAAGATCTGAACGCGGTCCACAAGCTGGCGTGGGAAATGGGGCTCAAGAGCCTCTACTATCTACGCTCGCGCACGGCATCGAAGGCCATGGCCGTCAGCAACGTCGCCGGCGAGATGCCCCAAGCTCAGATCGAAGCTTCGGGTCCGATGTATGTCGACGAGCCTGAGTGCCTGTCCTGCCAATGATCGCTTGACTTGGGTGCATGCGTTTTGTAACACATGCACTCGACAGTAGAGAGACCCCATGAGCAATCCAATCAAGTTCACCATCAACGGTATCGGCGAAGTGACCATGAAGGGCGTCGGCCCTTGGAGGCTGCGCCAATACAACCACACGAGCGCCGACATCCTCGACAGCACCGGGCAGGTGACCAGCCCATCGGTGCGCTCGAAGGCGCGTCTCGCCTCGAACGTAGTCTTCGCCAGGGTCCAGGACGCCCAGGCGGTGATCGAAAAGGCGAACGAGATCCTCCTCGCCGACCAAGCCCAGTTCTGACCCAAGCACCTGAAAGGAATAAATAAATGAGCGTCACCGCAGCGTTCACGCTGGACGATGGAGTCACGACCGTCTCCGTGACCGGCACCAAGCCGTTCGTGAAGAAGGTCACCGGCATGACCAGCAGCGAGCTGGAAGTGTTCAGTGCAGACGGCAGCCGTGCCTTGGTTAAGCTCCACGGCCAGGCGTCCACGTCGATCTTCGCCAACAACTTCTCCGGCAACACCCTCGTCGACGAGATCGTCACGAAGGCCAACGCCTAACCAATGATCCTGGCAAACGTCCTCGTCGAGCTCGGCCTGGCGCTCGCGATCGTCGGCAATCTCGCCGCCGATTGGTTCTTCGGCGAGGACGTTGCCAATTTCGTCGGTGCCCTGGGCGTCATTCTTATTCTGGCGGCGATGGTCCTCCAGTGAGACCGACCGACCCCTGCATGCTCGGCGAGCCTCAGTTCGAGCGCGTCGAAGGGGACTTCTACCCCACGCCGCCCGAGAACCTCGACTGCCTCGCGCACTACATCGACGTGTGGAATCTCTTCGTGTGGGAGTGCGCCTGCGGCGAAGGTGACCTGTCGAAGCGCCTGCAGGAGCTAGGCGTTCGCGGTGTAATCAGCACCGACCTATTCAACCGCGGCTTCGGGGTGTCGAACATCGACTTCCTGAAATGCCAGCGACCACCGGCCAAGATACTCACCGAAGGTCAGCCGGCGATCATCACGAACCCGCCCTACGGTGAGCTCGCGGAGCAGTTCATCCGCCACGCGCTGAACCTGATGAAGCCCCACGGCGGCCTCGTCGCGATGTTCCTGCGCAATGAATACGACTGCGCCAAGGAGCGCATGGACCTGTTTCGTGACGAGCCCTTCGCCATGAAGATCATCGTCACCAAGCGGCCGCGATGGATCAAGGGTAGCAAGGGTAGCCCGCGACACACATACGCCTGGTATGTTTGGGACTTCCGCCGGTTCAACCAGCGTCCCGACATCCTCTACATTCACCCCGACGAGGCAATGCCGCTCGGCACCCGACTTGTGGGCGCCGCATGATCTACGCGCTCGTCGGCCAAGCTGTGCTCGGGTGGCTCGTCGCTGACTTGCTCAGCGGCGCCTTTCACTGGTGGCAGGACAACCTGCTGTCAGAGGATACGCCGGTGCTAGGTCCATACCTGGCATACCACGCGCATCTCCATCACCGCGATCCCCTCGCGTTCACCGAGAACAGCTTCCTCTATCGCAATGGCCCTACCTTCGCGCTCGCCGCGATCGTCGGCCTGGCGTTGTTCTTTAATGCGGGCGCTTCGTGCTTCTTGGCGTTCCTGGTCGCCGGCATCGCTGTCTCGACTCAGGTTCACTACTGGGCACACCGTCCGCGCAATGCTCCGACGATCGTGCGGCTCCTTCAAGAGACGGGGCTGATTCAGTCTCCGAAACAACACTCGCGGCACCATGCCCCGCCGTTCAGGCGCGCACCCTGCATTCTCACCAACTGGCTCAACCCATTCATGGGCGCCGGTCGATGATCGTGGTGCGCGTCGAACTCTGGAGCGCAGTCACCGGCAAGGTCACCGACCTTGGCACCGTCTGCATCGACAACGTGGGTGGCACCGACGCCCGCGGCGACTACCGCGCTCGTGCTTACTCCAAGGGCAAGTGGAAACGCTTCGCTCGATACCTGCAACCACCGCCCGCCTGGGCGCTCATTCGGCATGCGAAGCCGAACCGCACCGGCGGCATCACCAATCATCCGCGCAAGACGGCGCCCATTTGGACGCTCGTGCGCAAAGCCCTCGAAAGCATGGAGTATTAACGTGAGAGCCACCCGAGACGAAGTTTACGCCGCGATCGACGGCGAGCGCGACTACCAGGACAGCAAGTCACCGACGAGCGAGACCGGCGGCGTCCACACGGTCGCAGAGTGGCTGCTCTATATGCAGGACTACCTCAATGAGGCTCAGCACATCGCCTCGCGCACCTGGGGACCGGAGGCCACTCACCAGTGCCTCGACATAATGCGCAAGATCACGGCGATGGGTGTCGCCTGTCAGGAGCAGAACGGCATCGTCGAGCGCAACCCCATTTGGAAGATGTTCGCCCAATGAAGAAGGAACTCGCAGCTTACACCGCGCCGGAGGGCTCGTTCCCGCCATACGTCAATTTCTCCTATGATGAAGAGACGGATGAGGCGGTCATCACGCTTCGCGAGCCGCCGTTCATTGGTGGCGAGGGCAATCATCTTATCAACGGCAACACCGCCTCGATGCGCATGCCCATCGGCGAGTTCTGGTGCCTGTGGCGCGAAGCAATGCGTGGCATGAGCCGCGTTGTTCCGGCGATTCAAATGTCACTGCGCACCGAGAGGACCGATCGATGAGCCTCACCGTCGCCTCGAAAGTCTACAAGCCTCACCGCTACCCCTGGGCCTACAAGTTCTGGCACACGCAGCAGCAGGTTCATTGGCTCCCGACCGAAGTGCCAATGGGCAGCGACGTGTCGGATTTTAACGGTAAGCTGACGCCCCACCAGCGCAGCCAGCTCGTGAACATTTTCCGCATGTTCGTGCAGGCGGATGTGGACGTGCTGAACAGCTATCACTCGATCTATGCCAGAATCTTCAAGCCGACCGAGGTCTTGATGATGCTCACGGCGTTCCAGAACATGGAAACCGTGCATATCGCCGCCTACTCGCACCTGCTCGACACGCTCGGTTTCCCTGAGTCTGAGTATCACGCCTTCCTCGAATACGAGGCGATGCGGAAGAAGCACGAGTGGATGCACAGCTTCAACCCGACCAACCCAAGCGAGGTCGCACTATCGCTCGCAGGGGTCAGCGGCTTCGGTGAAGGGCTCGCGCTGTTCGCCAGCTTCGCGATGCTCCTGAACTACCCCCGACAGAACCTCATGAAGGGCATGGGGCAGATCATCTCCTGGTCCGTGCGCGACGAGAGCCTGCACTGCGAAGGCATCGCTCGTCTGTTCCACGCATACCTCGCGGAGACGGACGGCATCGATCGCGAGCTCCTCGCGCGGCGCATCCCGGAGATCGCCCAGGAAGCCGTGGCGAACGAGGACGCCTTCATCGACCTGGCGTTCCAGGCCGGTGACGTGCCTGGTCTGACCGCCGCGGAGGTCAAGCGCTACATTCGCTACATCGCCGACATTCGGCTGCGCCAGCTCGGACAGACCCCGATCTATCGGATCCCCGACAACCCGCTGCCGTGGATCGACGGCATGCAGGTTGGCATCGAGCATGCCAATTTCTTCGAGGCGCAAGGCACCGAATACTCGAAGGCGGCCACCCAAGGCGACTGGTCCGAAGCCTTCTAAGCCCAACTTCATTTCAACGGTTCGTCGTTTTTGTGTCATTAACCATAAAAACCGTATTGCAGTAACTGACACAAGAACTTAAGCGACTCGCATGCAGAACGACACACACGCGAGTCGCGACGCACCACTCTACGGGAGGGCATCCGAGTCTTATGTTGGC